GGATTTATTGAGGGTATAACATATTTTTTCACTGGCTTGATGAAGTTCAATTTTATTTTTCCCATAGATACCGCCATGCAAGGCATTAATTTTTTAGCTGGTTTTGCAGCTTTATATTTTAGCGCAAAATTATTAATTATGTTGATAAACTGGTTTAGGGGGGCTGGCGAGATTAAAATATGAATTGTAAGGAATGCGTTTTAAAAAACAAGTGTTTTTCGTTCAAGAACGAGCCGCAATACTCGCATATAGTTTGTAACAGATTTTTTTCAAGGCGGACATTTATTGAGCAAAAAAAACAACAGAATTTATTTAAAAAATTATGTGGATAGTAATTGACGGCCTTGCCGGCAGCGGTAAATCATGGCTAACAGCGAGATTAATACGCGCGGAGTGGAAACGCGGCGCGCGGGTTTATACAAATTTTGGATTAAAATTTTCTCCGGATAATACAGATGTTCAGCGTTGGCACAGTTTAGATGAAATATATAATATTTCACGCGGCATTGTAGCCATTGATGATGCACAAAAATTAGTCGGACACTGGACACACATGCCGGCTAGTTTTCGCGATAAAGTGGCTGAACATCGCCGGCACATGCTTGACTTCATAACTAATACTCAAGATTTTACTAATATTCACAGGCAAATTAGGATTAATGTTCATGAATTATACCGCTGCGAGAGTGTCTTGCGTTTTCCGCGTTCAGACCGCGTTTTTCCAGTATTGCAAATTATAAGAGTGGTGCGAAAAACGCGGCAAATTAGCGATAACGACCAAGTTATTAAATTTAAAAAAGTCGGATATGCGCGTTTTCATTTCATTTCGCGATTTTGGACACGCGATTTTCATAATACTTATGCCGACACTATTAATTCAAGATATATATGCAAATTGACCTTCGAAAAGAAAACAGCGAGCAAGCGCGGCCAGTGGATAGGCCGAATATACAGCCGCGATCTAGTAAACCGCGGCAAGGCGAGAATATAGAGAGAATACCAGATGACAGTAAAATTCCGGTTGAAATACGCGATATTTTATTAATTAAGCCGCAGGATTTTTATGCGTTGAAACAGTCATTTGAGGAGTGGGCGATGAAATGGGAAAATTATTAAAACAGGCACAATTTTATATATTAGCCAGTGCAAAATGGTGGCCTATCCCCTATTTTGTGTCTGGTAACAATAAAATTTAAACCTAAGAACTTAAAGCATGGGGTTTTTGACCAACTGGATATTTTTATCTGGTTGGTTTTTTTATCTAATATTAGCGTTTTTCATACTTATCAAAAAGTTATCAACAGGCAAAAATAATATATTACCATAGTATTATGGCTTTTTGTCTATACCACTATATATAGTGGTTCAAATTAATTTTGACCACTATATATAGTGTTGTGGTTATTTTGCCAACTATGATATATTATAGGTGGGGAACATGCTGGCCGATGGCAAGCGGCGCGCCGGTAGAAAAGGCCGCGAGCTTCCCATAAAGCTCGTTAAGGCCATTTATGCCGGCAAGCTATGCGCGGAATTATAAAATTTAATTAATTTTTTATATTTCATGATTAGATTATTTTTTGCAATATGTGCGGTTTCATTGATTGTCACAGCCTTGCCTATAATAGGCGAGATGATTTTTAATTTTTATGAAAAAAGACGAAAATTTGACAAAAATTGTAAATAATGCTAAAATTGAAACGCCGGCAGGCGACGCAGAAAACGCCGGCGTTTTGAAAGTAAAAAAAAAATTATTATTGACAATTATTATATCCGGACTATGTTTGTTTTTTAGTCCGGTTTTTGTTTATGCTGCTAATTGTTCGGGAGTGGTTAAAATATCACAAACTACGGGCGGCGATCATTGGAGTATTGGTTCAACAGATGATAATTATACCGGACAAACTTTTTTAACTACTGGTTTTGATACTATAACAAGGATTGATGTTTGGACAGCATGGCGGACAGATAAATTATCCGGTGATTGTGTTCTTTACATTTATAATACTTTGCCGAATAATAAACCGGATTATAGTAGTGTTATTGGTTCTGCATCGCGGCCGTGTTCTGATATTGCAACAGAATATCCAAATTTTTCCGCATTAACTTATAATTTTAGTCCCGTCTTGCGAGTAGATGCTGATAAATTATATGCTTTTTCACTGCGTCAAGAGCCATTGGCAAACGAGGGGGAAAGCTGGACGGGTAGCAGTGCTTATTCAAGCCCTTATGCCGACGGAATTTTATATAATAAGGCCAATAATGATACCGGCGAAGATGCGGCATTTTTACTCTATGGCTGCACAGCGCCAACGCCGCCGCCGCCGCCAAAAATGGTTTGTGCGACAAGCACTTTTTCCGCAATGTATAATGATATTAATTTTATTACTGGTTGCACAGAACATTATTCAAGTAGCACAGTGGCTGGTGCTGATTTTGTCGAATATCATTATTATAGCTTGCCATTTAATTTATTTTTATATTTGGCAATAATTTTTGTTATTTGCTTGATTATTATTTCATTATTTTTAAAACATTACGGCCAGTATAGCAATAAAAAAATTAATCGTTGACACTTATGCCGAAAAGGTCAAAAAAATCGCGTAAAAGGCGAAATAAACGACAAAAAAAATCGTATTTCGGCCTTGGTTCTACGCAATACTTAAAATTTTATTGATTTAATATGGATTTACAACAAGCAATATTTGCATTATTAGTCATTCCGATGTGGGTGTTTTTTCTGCTGATAGCAGCTGATTTAATATTTTTTTAATATAAAGGTTGATGCCGGCAAGCATTAACAAAAACAATAATAAATAAATACATGAGAATAGCAAAAAAGTTATTCGCCGCCGTATTTTCGCTGGGTGTATTGGGTATTAGTGCAAGCGTTTTTGCTGCAACTGATGCGTCAAGCACTTTGACGACCATTATGGATAGTATTATCAATACAAGCGTTTCGTTCGCCACACTGGTAATAACTAACTATTGGCCGTATGTTATCGTATTCGGCATTTTGTCGGCTATGATAGGGTTGTTTATGCGCTTTGCTCATTTGGGCAGCGGCAGACATAAATAAAAAGAAGTGGCAGATGATGCGCGGCCGGCGCTGCGGAGTTTCTAAGTAAACGCCGCCGGCCGCCTGTCACTATAAAAATTATATGGATTTTTTAGATTATTCTACCGGACAACTAATTTTTAATATATGGCTTTTTTTTACTATTTTTTTGATGCTAATAACCGCTTGCCATTTATTGAAACGTTTTTTTAAAAAAGTAGCTAAACATAATTAAATGAAAAATGTTTTTAAATTTTTTACTTTTATTTTTATTTCTGGTTTGTGCTTTTGGTATAATCAAACAACAGCTTTAGCCGATACATTTGCCAGCGAATTAAATAAATCGTGTTCGCAAGTATGCGCAGAAAATAATCAAGTTTGCCATGATATATCTACAACAAATAATAATGTTAATAATGCTTATTGCGGTTTTAACGAGAGTGAAGAATGTGCAAATATATCGGGCGACTGTTTTACAATTATGCAAAATACCTATTTGACTTGTTTTGATAGAGTTATCCAGAATGAAGAGTGCGGCGCTGATTTAAACAAATATTTGAAATGGACAAATTGCAACTGCGTGAAAAATGATGATTTTTCAGTATTAGAATTTCAAGGGGTGTATGGACAAACCGATTATATGACCGGCACAAGCGGCGAGCCGGTTATTAATTCTTATCAGCCATTTGAAAATTATATTTTCCATGATGATAATAATCATAAAGCCGGTACATGGACAAATATTCAAGCGGTTTTGTTTAGTGCGATGACAGCCGCGCCGCCGGTTGGTGCTGATACGCATGTGCAAATATTTTTAAAAATGGCGTTGGGCCAAGATAATTACACTGCTAATTGCGACGGCACTTATGGCGTTGACTGGGCATGGTCGCCGATAGGAACGGCCACAATACCGGCCGACGGGATTTTTCATGATACAGCGGTATTTAAAGACCAAAATGAAGACCAGTGCGCTTATTATAATGAAACTTATTTTTGCACTATTTGCGGCATTGGCATATATACAAACCCCGATGAGCATCTAACATGGGTAAAATTGGGCGATGCTGATTATCCAAATTTTCAATTAGATATCGCCGGCGAGAGAGTTAGCAATTATTCATTATGGTTTTTATTGGCCGGAACAAAAAACGCCGAGCCGGCAAGCGCTTGTGATTGCGCATCAAGCAGCAATATATTTTTTGCCGGTATTTGCGAGGGATTTTGTTATTTATTCATGCCAACAGATTATGGATTGACAACATTTCAAACTAATTATGCTAATTTAAAAAGCGCATTTCCGTTTAATACTGTTTACCAATTAACAGATGCAATAAGCGCGGCGACCGATTTAAACAATAATGCAACTAATACAATTGATATTCCGATGGTTAAAAAAGTGGCCGGACATGCGCAATATTACATGCAGCCGGTTTTATCCAGTTCGTCAATGCCGAATGCTATCGGCGGCGCGGCTGCGAATATTGTTCGCAATTCATTATCTACTTTAATATGGTTAATAACTGGCGGCATTGCAATTTTATTATTTATTAAATTTTAATATGATAACAAACGCAATATTAATAATGTTAGGTTATTTTATGGGCTTAATCGCCACACTTGCGCCAACATGGACAGTATGGCCGGCC